CGACATATCGTTTGACGTTAACGTAACGCTTGACTTTATGAAAGACCAGGAGTATGGGTGCGCTGGGATACATCCCATCTCTATAAACGCAGAAGACGAGAACCCGCTAGAGATTTATGACGGAGACTACATAGGTCATGGCTGGGGCGTACTCTTGTTCGTGAAGAAGTCAAAGTACCAGCCAATCCCATCTGAGCTTAAGATTTGGTTTGGCGACAACTACATAGCCAATACGTGCTTTCCGAACAAGAGCGTTTTGATGAATCTTTACACAGAGATGTCGTCTTCTTCTAGGAGCGAGGAGTTCATGGGAATCATCAGAAACGACATTTTAGAGTATAGGGCTAAATTTGCTGTGTGAGAGTCAAGAAGAAAAGGGACTACAAGAAAGAGTACGAGAAGTACGGCAAGACGGAGGCCGCGAAGAAGTATCGCGCTGAACTCAACCAGTACAACAGGGAAAATGGTACCTATGGGAACGGTGATAAAAAAGATGCCGCCCATGACTCAAACGGAGATATAAAGGGCTACATTAGCGCCTCGAAAAATAGAGCCCACAACCGCCCCGCAAAACGAAACAGCAAATAAGCTCCCTTAGCTCAGTTGGTTAGAGCGCGACGCTTATACCGTCTAGGTCGCTGGTTCAAGTCCAGCAGGGAGTACAACGGAAACCCTTGAACTATGTTAGACACCCTTACAACTATGGTTGATTCACTGCCAGCGGTAGTGGACACCCTCGCAGCTGTTGCAGATACTGCAATGGTTGCTGTAGAAGCACCGAACGAAGCGGTCGCTGAAACCAGCTGGGTCACGCTTGGAAATCTCATGGAGATTCTCGTGGCCTTGATGGTGCTTGTAAAAGTTATCGTGAACCTCACGCCGACGGAACGTGACAACAAGGTCTTCGGACTGGTTGACTCTATCCTGAACGCTGTAGTTCCCGATAGAAGAAAGGCTTAAGCCCTTCAGGTCAGGTAGCTCAACTGGTAGAGTGTTTGGTTTTTACCGAGCGGCTGCGGGTTCGAATCCCGCCCTGACTGCAATCGCACCCGTAGCTCAGCAGGATAGAGCAACTGCCTTCTAAGCAGTCGGTCACAGGTTCGAATCCTGTCGGGTGTACAATTCAATTTATTTGAGCAAGCACGCAAATCTTCCGCATCACTTCTACATAAACGTAGATAACAGCATGCTTGGCCCGAATATGCCAGAAGGCGTTACAAGGGGCATATGGCACGCTGTATATGGTCGTGAGTATCAGGTGTTGCTGTGTCACGTGGTTCTTGAAACTGGCGCTCATTGGAGTGGTCTTCCGCTTCACGGGGTCTCCACTACAGAAGATTTTTCACTGACTCACGAAGAGCTGATGCCGTGGAAATGTATGGGCGAGGATATGGATGTATGGCACGTTCATTATCTTCACGGGCTTGAAGTAAAAACTAGGTCTGGCAAAGGAAGACACACGGGAATCATGGTTGATTGGAAAGACGGTTATAGCATGTATCCGCAAGAACACAAGCCGCTGAACCTCGTGAATCTTGAAAGTGGTCAGTTTTGCTTGATGCCAAACAACTACTGTCTGTTTACGGATAGGCACTTTACCTCTGAAGAAAAAGCAGAGGAGAAGAAACTTTACTTAAGAGGAGAAGAAATCTACTGGGAATAAAATGAAGGTCAAACTGTTAAACATCACCCCTGATGCTGAAAGGCATATCGTCGAAGTTGCACGCGTTTCTAGCTCTCGCGAGAATAAGAAGGAGAATTACGAATCGCTCGTAAAGTACCTCATCGTAAACAAGCACTGGTCTCCATTCGAGCATTCTTACATGACGTTCGAAATAGAAACCAGCAAGGCTATCGCCATCCAGTTGCTTAGACACAGGAGTTTTACGTTCCAAGAGTTTAGCCAGAGATACCAAGACGTGAACCAGCTTGGGAATATATTCGAACCAGTCGAGCTTCGTTATCAGGCTTCCAACAACAGGCAGTCATCTACAGAGCCCGTAGACAGCATTGTTCTATACAACAAGGTGCAGATGGTGCTGGCTGCATGCGAGCAGCTTTACAACAACCTAATCGAATGCGGGGTGTCTAGAGAGACGGCCAGGATGGTGCTTCCTATGGCTACAAAGACCAAACTGCATATGACTGGAAGCGTTCGTTCTTGGATTCATTTCTTGGATATTCGAGATGATGGGCACGCTCAGCTGGAAATCCAAATGGTTGCTAAAGTCATCAAGACTATATTTGCAGAGCAACTGCCTTCGATAGGCCGTGCACTTAAATTCACTTAACTTCATAAAATGAAGAACGTCATTCTTTTTGCTGGCCTTGTGGTTGTGTTTGCTTCTTGCTCACCCGCCAGCCAAATTGCTCGTAACAAGCGTTACTACAAGCGTAAAGAACTTAACGCCAGCGGACCCATGTTCCCAGGAACTCGTCCCTGCTGCATCAGCTGCGCCCAGGTTAGCTTCTAATGTCCTCTCTAGTAGACATTGAGGGCTACAAAGAGAAAGGAATTAAGATAGACCCCAACGGAAGCCACGGAGAAGTCATAGAGCTTCACGGGCTTCTTGTTGTTTTACCCAAACGCCCTTCGAAGAATCAGATACTGTTCCACGACCTGCCTAAGAAAGAGCAGATGTGGTCCAGAATTAGAGTTCCACAAGAACTGCTTAAGGTGAAGTCTATGGACGAATGGATGGAGAAGCCACCAGAGTTCAGGGCAAAGTTTTCGCCGTATATCGAACAGGAGTTCAAACGAAGAAGGGATGGGGTATGGTTCTACAACAATGGAGAGCCGACGTACATCACTGGCAGGCACTACATGTTCTTGCAGTGGAGCAAGATTGACATCGGGTACCCTTCGTTTCTACAGTTTCAACGTGAAATATTTATTCATCTGGCTGCTTGTGAGGCTGATAACCGTTGTGTGGGTCAGCTTTACACTAAGTGTCGACGTTCTGGTTACACTAATGTCTGCACTTCTATCCTTGTGGACGAGGCTACGCAGGTTAAAGACAAACTTCTTGGTATACAGTCGAAGACTGGTAAGGACGCCCAGGAGAACATCTTCATGAAGAAGGTGGTGCAGATATTCCAGTCATATCCGTTCTTCTTTAAGCCCATCCAAGACGGTACCACCAACCCGCGTATGGAGTTGGCGTTTAGAGAGCCGTCTAAGCGAATCACGAAGAACAACAAGACGTCTTACACGGGTGATGCGCTCAACACCATAATCAACTGGAAGAACACCACCAACAACGCATACGACGGTGAGAAGCTGCATATGCTGTACCTCGACGAGGCTGGTAAGTGGGAGAATCCATCGGACATCAGAGAGGCGTGGAGGATTCAAAGAACCTGCCTTATCGTTGGTAAGAACATCGTAGGAAAGGCTTTGGTTGGGAGTACGGTGAATCCTATGAAGAATGGAGGAGAGCATTACAAGAAGCTGTGGGAGGACAGCAACCCATACGAGCGTAATGCCAACGGCAGGACTAAAAGCGGTCTATACAAGATATTCATACCAGCTTACGAAGCCCTTGAGGGATTCTTTGACGTATATGGAAATCCTATCGTAGAGACACCAGAAAGCGAGGTAGAATCTATGGATGGAGGATATGTTAAGTCAGGAGCAAAGGACTATTTGCGCAACGAAAGGGACAGTCTCAAGCATGACTCATCGGAGATGAATGAGGTTATTAGACAGTTTCCATTCACCGAGGACGAGGCGTTTAGGGACAGCGTGTCTGGCAGCATCTTTAACGTAGGGAAGATTTACGAGCAGATAGACCACAACCAAGACCTGTTCCCAAACCCAGTTGTACGAGGAAACTTTATATGGGAGGAGAAGGACAAGAAGGTAATTTTTTCCCCAGATGTAAACGGAAGGTTCCATGTATGCTGGATGCCGCCTGCGGAAGAACGGTGTGTGATACAAGAACACAGGGGGCAGCGTGTGGCCCCATTCGCTGACTATGGATGCGGCGGGGTTGACTCCTATGACATTGACGCCACGGTGGACGGAAGGGGCTCTAAAGGTGCCCTGCACATGTACAACAAGTTTTCCATGAACAGGCCCCCTAACATGTTTGTGGTGGAGTATGCCTCTCGTCCAGATATGGCCAAGATTTTCTACGAGGACGTGCTGATGTGTGCTTTCTTCTACGGCTACCCACTTCTCATAGAAAACAATAAATACGGTATCGTACGTTACTTCGAGCAGAGGGGGTATGACGGATATATCATGGAAAGGCCAGAGCACCTCAAGGTGGCTGGGGCCCCCACCAGCTCTAAGACAAAAGGCGTTCCGTCAAACTCACAGGACATCCTACACGCTCACGCCCAGGCCATAGAAAGCTTTGTTCACAACCATGTCGGAGTAAACTACGATACAGGAGAGATGGGCAAGATGTATTTTGATAGAACGATGGAAGATTGGATAGGATTTAAGATTCACGACCGTACCAAGTATGACTTGTCTATCAGTTCTGGCCTTGCTCTTTTGGCTGCGCAAAAAGC